AGTAGCTATTACACTAGGTCTGTCGTACTCATCCCCAGCTTGGGGCACCAAATAAGGTGAGTTGACATGTGTTGGCATAGATAAATGAATGTCCTTAAACCACACCCAAACATTCAAATTTAAAGAATGTGGTGCAATAGTATCATTTACCAATCTCAACGGATTGACAGTGCGTAAATGCACCGTAACAACATCACCTGCTTCAGTAAAAGGAATCATATTAAAAGGATGAAATAGAGGAACCTCTAGACAACCTCCTGTTGCATCAGTTGGATCTATCATGATGTGGGGCAAAACAGTACATGCCGTCATAGGCACACCAGTTTGTCTATAAGTTGTATCAACTGCCGGCCAATGATCTACTGCGGCAATATACTTACCGTAGTGAAAATTAGACCCATTTGTCTCAAACTTAACACACATTACTCCAGAAAACCATGCATAGTTATTAATCCTATTGGCAACCCTCGGGTTACTAAAATAGTCTTCTGCAATCCTATAATTCCTGGAAGTACTTTCACCCACGTCTAATGATTCCGTGTATAATAATACAGGGCGTCGGAAAAACTCCCTTAAATCACTATCCATGTGCTCAGTATTCAAGTTAATATCGCTTATATGGCTAGAGAAGTCAGTTTCGCCGCCATCGACAATATTAAAGTTCGTTATTGCTTCGCTTCCGCCTGCATGCAATTGCAGGTCACCAACACGCGGTGACACTCGTGAGCTTTTTAAAACTGCTCCCGTTTCTTTTTTACTTTCTTTATTTACTTTGTTAAATCGTGTAAATACACTACCAAATGCCCGACTTATGCAAGAGGCAGAGGAAGATTTAGAGGTAACTAATTCCTCACATGATTTTTCATTAATAGCAGCCTCAATCTCACCTGATTGGGTATCCATACTACCAATGAGACAGTTATTTAAGTCAGAAGTGCTCACTAGCACTTCAGACAGGCTGCCGTCTCCAGCCTCATGTTGTAGAATGTACTTTTCCTTCCATTCTACTATTCGTTCATCATAAGATGGAACGTTTGTGGGCAATACCATTGAATATTTCTTACACAATGTTTCGAACCTATCACACCACAAATCATATACTTCCCGTCCATGGAAAAACAATTCGTGTAAAGCCGATAAAATTGTTGCAATCAACACATTCTTCTCTTCTGACTTTGAACACTTTACGCAGTACAATGATTTCAAAATAGATTCAACACCTATTACTCCAACATGGACTGCCTTCCCTGATGCGTCACACAAACCCTCAACTTTGTGCGAATGCCTCTTCAAAAAATCAGCATCAGGGGAATCCTTACTTATGAATTTCACTAATTGTGCATGTTTCGTAGGCATAGTAAACCCCATACCAATCTCCTTATCTAAATACTCTGCATAAGTCACAATATTAAAGATGTCACGCATACTCTTATGTACACTACCAAATATATCATCACCATAAGTGCTTATTGCTACTCTGCTCCTAAAAGGCGGTGGTATCATTTTATTTTTCAAATTTA